GGCTTCCGTCTGCGCCCGTGATCGGGTTCAGCAGCAGGTACGGGTAGTCCTTGAGATTGTCCTCGGACCACATGACCTGATGGCCTGCGACCTGCTCAGGCACCAGGATCGGCTTTTCGACGCTGGACAGCGCGGCAATCTCGGCCAGCTTGCTGCGCTGCATGTTCGCCAGGCGCTGCGCGTCTTTCGCCAGCCTGACATGGCCGGCGCACCGCTCGAGATTGTCAACGAACCAGCGGCGGCCGTAGGTCGGAACGATCGGGATGTGTTTGCCGGCGATGTACCCGGCATCTTCCAGCACCTTGGCGCCGCTCAGGATGTACTTGCGCACGCGCTGGCGCTTGATGCGTTTCTGGCGCACTTCGACGCTGCCGATGGCCTCAAGCTGGGCCAGCATATCGTCGTCCAGTTCGCTGTCGCGGTAACGCTCCTCCTCCCCATCCAGGCTCTGGAAGATGCGAACCGTCTCGGCCACCATCTCGACCCGATAGTATTCGGCCACATAAATGACGTCAGGCGTGCTCCAATCAAACTCGAATTGGTGGATCTCCTTCGGCCAGGACGCCGGGTCGTCGTTGTACGCCTCGCGGTACGAATCAGGCGTCATGCTGGTCAGCACGAAGCACCGCTTGGCATCGGCCTTGTCCTGGCGCTTGGCCTGCAAATCAAAAAACACCGAGGAATCGGCGTCAAAGATCGGCTCGATCTTGATGCGCTGCCGTTCGTCCTCGTCGTCTTCCTCGTTCTCGTAGACCGTGCGCAGGCGGTACGCGCCGAAGCCGCCGCCCACGGCCTCCTGGAATGCGTTGTCATACGCCTCTTCGGCGCCGCTGTCCTGCTCGTCGGCGCGGTACAGGTCGTCGCAGGTTTCTGCCAGCGGGTCGTATTCCTTGCCTTCTTTGGACACGAAGTCCACCGTCACGCGGTTAGCTCGGTACTCACTAAAGATGCGCTGCACGGCCAGCGCGATCTTGTTGACCTCCATCTTCGGCTTGTTCTCGAACTGCGCACCCAGCGGACCTTCCCACTGCGCCCCGGCGATGCTGTAGAACCGCCGGTCCTGCAAGCACTGCAGGCGCTCATCGCGCAGAGCGCCCTGAATGTTGTCGAACTCGCGCATGGCCTCCGCATGAACGCGCACCAGTCGCTGTTCGGTCGATTCTCTGGCCATCAGGGACTCCGGGGATTGCGCATCGGGCGCGATTATGCTACGCGAGCGGGTGAAAGTCTATCGCCACCTGTGCGCGGTCGGAACCACCAAGCCGGCAGTGTCGATTTTCTTGGTCGTCGCGCCCGTGATTGCGGGGAACAACGCGGCCAAGCCCCAGATCAGCGCGTCGGCCCGGTTCGGGCTGCGACTGCCGGTGTAGCCGGTCGTGGAGAACCCGCTCAGTTCGTCTTCCAGCTCGGGGAACATCCCAACGTGGCGCACCTTGCCCTGCTCGTACAGCGACGAAAACGGCTCGGCCCGCACCACCTTGCCGCGGCTGGCCGTCACCGGGCGGAACGGCGTGCGCGGGCGCGCCGTCTCGATCACCTGGCGCACCATCGCGCCGCCGTAGTTGGTTTCGGCCACGATGCAGTCGGCGCTATGCCGGTCGAATGCCTCTGCGGCCACGCGGCCCCATGTGGCAGGGCCTGCCTTGACGGTCAGGTCTTCCAGCAGGTAGCAGGCGCCATCCGTGGCCAAGCCGACCACCACGATGCCGATGGCGTCATTGTCCGCGCTCGCCTCATCGTCCGCGCCGCTCGGGTCCACAGCCACCACCACGCGCACCAGTTGCGGCACCGCGCCGTCCAGCACGCGCCATCGGTCGATATGCTCCTCGGGGAACAGGGCGTTCGGGTTCGCGTCGGCAAACCGGCCCTCAAGGAATCGCGCCCGCATCCTGGCCGGCAGTGACTCCAGCATGCGCAGGTATTCCGGGCTCAGGTTCGCGGCGTTGTCGCCAGGGTTGATCGAGAACGCAGCGTAATCATCGGGTCGCGGCAGCCCGAGCCGGGTTTCAGGGTCGCGCTTCTCCACGAACTTGCGGTAGGTCCAGTGCGTCTTGCTCGGCGGGTTGCAATCGTAGTAGGCCCGCAGGCGCAGCGGGGCAGGCGCTCGGCCCTCGATCTGCTGCTCGGCCTTCTGCGCCAGGCGGGTCAGGGCTGTGTCAACGGAGCCCAGCGGAATCTGGCTGCACTCGTTGAAATACAGCGTGGCGAACTCCTGGCCAAGAATCTTCTCGGTGCGGTCCTTGTCGTCCAGGCCGGCAAACCAGATCTGCGAGCCACCTGGGAAGCTGACGTAACCGTCCTGCTGGTGCATGTCCCAGGCCACGCCGGGATATGCGGCCCGCATGACCTTGGGGAACGTGTCTAGCACGACGCTGGCTTTCAGGTGGTTGTAGCGGAACCGGAAGATCGCGTGCCTCGAGTTCGGGGCCTTCAGCGCCCGCATCACCACGTTGCGGGTCAGCAGGAACGTCTTGCCCGAGCGCGAGCCGCCGAACAGCATCAGGTGCGTGGCGTCACCGCTCAGGACTTGCTGCGCGGCCTTCTGGCGGTCGGTTAGGTGGAATGCCATCGGTTAGGCCGCACGGCAAGCAGCGCACCGCTGCAAGCCGCTTGTCACGCCACGAACTGGTGTGCCGCCAAGTGAAGGCCGGTCCTGCCTGCACTTCACGCAAAACTTTTTGTACTTCAGGAACAAGCCAGGCGAACCGCTGGCACGCGCCAGTTCAATCTGCGTGGCCGGGCCGTCGTACCGTGTCTCGTTGCCTTTGCTTCTTGCCATGTGGCGCTCCTAGTTTTTCGCGTGCGGCCTAACCCGTCTTTCAGGCGGACTGAGTGCGGCCGCTTAAATCTGCGTCAAAGTTTCTCGTCGTCTGACTGCGCAATGAGTTTCACCGCGCCGCCGTCATGGCCGGCCAGCTTAATCATGTCGCCGTATTTCTTTGGGGCGAGTTTCGCGGCACGCCACTGATATGCGCTTAATACCACTCTCGCAGAATTGGGGTCCATCTCGCCAGTTTCCACACGATCCGCAACGGACAGTATTTTCTCGTCCATCACCTCGGCCTGGAGTTCCCTCGCACGCGCGCACCTGCTGGCAAAGTCCGCGTCGTCCCTCTGCCAGTCCATCACAGTCCAGATGCTCGGCATCCGTTTGTCCCGGCACACTGATCGCAATGACTCGCCTTCGCTGATGCGATGGACGATCTCATCCATCACCTCCGGGCTCTTCGGGCATCTTGGTTTGTTTGCCATCTTCAGCTCCTAAAAGTTAGTGACCACTCAGGGGAGACTAGGGGAGGGTCATCCTGTTTATCGGGTATCGCGTGCGTGTGCGCGCGTGACGTATCAAACAGGACAAGTATCCCCTACCCTCCCCTAAACCAAAAAACCTAGGGTAAACCCTGATTCCGCGCCTTCTCCGTTGCATTCAGGTCGATGCCCTTCAGCGTCATGATCCCGGCCATCTTGACCTTGCGAAGACCCGGAACGAGGGTCATCTTCTCCCCCCAAACGGTCTGCGAGGGCTCATGCTCGCCCCTGGATTGCTTCCAGCGCCTGAACGATGCGTACAGGTCCGACGATCTGGCATGCGTGCCTGTGTCCGTTTTGCAGCACTCCTCGATCCACATCGCGATGTCGTCGTGCTCGGCCATGTAGTCTCGGCTGGCGTCCTCAACGCTGCCAGGAATAGCCAGGCCGTCAGCGTACCACTTGCGGGCACCCTCAATGGCCCAGGCCATAATGCCAGGGGCTTCGGCCTTCAGCTTCTCGGGTAGCTTGGCATCCTTGGCCGCTCCCTCGAACTTCTGCAGAAACGGCACCAACACCATGCGGCGGGCCATTGCAGGGTCGCCACCCTTCAGCCGGGGCTTGTGGTTGCCTGCAATGAGGTGCTTGTGGCTCATGGTGAACGTGAAGTTGTCCTGCCGCATGAATCGTGCGGTCAGGGTTTCGTCGCCCGTCAGTTCCTTGATGCGCGCCTCAGCCCAGAAGCTGCCCTCCTCGAGCTCGTTGCTGACGGCCAGGCGCTTGCCGTGAAGCTGAGCCAGCTCGGTCGGATGGCGCTCGTTTCGGCTTGCCATCAGCGCCGTCGTGGGCAGTTTCAGCGCATAGGTCCCCATGATCCACATCAGGATGTCCAGCAGCGTAGATTTTCCGTTGCTGCCCTGCCCGTGCGCGAAAAACAGTTTCTGCTCTCGCCTATCGCCTGACAGGCAATATCCGCACATGCGCTGCACGAATTCGATTGTGTCGGCGTCATCCACGAACACCTGAGAAACGAACCGCAGCCAATGCTCGGTTTTCTTCCCAGCGTCTGGCGAAACTCTGCAAAGCTGCGTCAGATACTGCTGGCGGTTTCGCTGGTGCGTTTTGCCGGTGCGCAGATCAACCAGCCCGTCAGGCGTGTTGAGCATCAGCGGATCGTTGTCCCACTGTGCCGCCGGCACCACCACAGCCGGGTCTGATTGCGCCAGGAACAGCAGCGCATTGACTGTCTTCGCGCTGGTGATCGGCTTGCGGATCTTGGCGTCTGCCAGCATGGCCACAGTGCGCGCCGTCTTGCGGGCCAAGTCGAACCGGATCAGGTGGTCGTCGCGTTTCCAGTGCGTGCCTTCGTCGTGCATCCAGCCGAGTCCCGGGGACCACCGAAGACCAGCCCCGAACTGCGCCACGAACTCCAGCGCCAGCGAGTCGTCGGAGAACTCTGGCGGTATCGGCTCGATCTCCCCGGTGTCGGCGTCAATGACCTCGGACCCCTGCACCGCTGGCGCGGCCTGGGGCCGTTGCACGATGGCACCCGCAGGTATCGTGGGCCTGCGCGGCTCTGGCTTCATGCCCAGCGCCTCGGCTGCGGCTTTCACGGCCTTGCGGATGTCGCCGCCGTGCTCGTAGAACCGGAACAGGTCGAACGAACTCACAAGCTGGCCGCTCTCGTCGCTGCAAAGCGGGTCTGACGTGTGGTGAATCCACGCCTTGCCGTCGAGCAGGATCACGCCCGCCAGGCCGGTGCCAGAGTGCGGTGAAAGCCACCGCTTGCCTTGCTGCTTGTAGCCGTACTTCGTCAGGGCCGCCTCGATGCTGTGCGCCCGCTCGTAGGCGTCAATCACGCTCGGGCTTGTGCTATCGTTTGCGGGCCGCGCGGGGGCTTTCGCAGGCTTCGGTGTCGGCCGTTGCGGCGCCCACGGGCACAGGCCCTGCAATTGCGGCTTGAGCGCGGCCCAGTTCAGCCACAGCGCCAGAAGCCACGCAGGCGGCTCCGGTATCGCGCCGTTCGGCTTCGTCAGCCAGACGTAGGGTTTACCCGTGTCCGGGTGGATGCTCGGCGGTAGAACATCCTGGCGCTGCTGGTCGGTCGCGCTGCGAATCTCGAAGACCGTGAACCGCTTCCCAGCGTCATCTTGGCGCGGCCATGTCAGCGAGTGATACGGCAGTTCCAGGCCATCCGGCACGCGGAACATGATGCGAAAGCCTGGCGCTCTCCCTTGGATCGTCGGCGCGCTCTGTGCCAGCGCGTCGATGTCCCATCCAAACTCGGCGCAGATGGTGCGCATCGCGTCCAGGTCGTCGATGTCCAGACTGCACAGCCTGGACGGCCCGAGGGCGACGCCGATGTTCGCGCTGGGCCGGCGTTCGTAGTAGCTGCGCGCCTGCTCAGGGTCTGTGATGCATTCGTTGCCCCAGTTTTCTGACAGTGGCCGCTTTGCGCCTGGCGGCAGTGGCACCAGGGAAAACCCGTACTTGCGGCAGTAGGTGGCTGCGAAGTCTGCGATTGTCGCGGCCATCAGAACAGGCCCTCCTGCCGTACCGCGTGCTCTGAGTCGATCCACTCATGGATGATTTGGCCAGGGGGCACCTCGTCAAGCCTGATCCATGGCCGCATGGCGTGCAGAGGGGACAGAACCACATCAAGGCAGTCCATGCACTGGATGCAGATATGGACTGTGCCATTGGCGAAGACGCGCCGCGTGTAACGGCGCTCGCCGTCGTGCGAGCAGATGCTCATTGTGAACTCCTAGAGCCAGCCAGACGCATCCGGGTGGCGCAGGTTAGGGGGAAGTCAGTATAGGCTCGCCATCGGCGCCTCAGAACGGAATATCGTCCTCCATGTCGTCAAAGCTCGTCGCCGCCCGAGGCGCAGGCGCAGGGGCCTGACGCGCCCGCTGTTCCCTGTCGCGGATGGCCATGGCGTCGCGCTGGTCCTGGGTCATGCGGGCCGGCGCAGGCGTACCCCAATCCCCCTTCGGTTGCACCGAAAGGCTCATGTACTTCTGCCCCGCCAGCTTGGTGCCGTCGCGCCCGGTCTTGATCCAGGCGCTGAGCCAGTATTCAGTGCCATCGACGTTGATCGAGCCCCGGTAGTCCGGCCTGGAATCGTTGCCCTGCTTGTCGTTGCGGGCCAGAAGTCCGCTGTTCGTGTTGTCGTATGCCATGTGTGGTTGTTGGTTCAGTTAGGCCGAAAATGTGCGGCCTATTTCACGTTAGACGGCAATAAACAGTTGTGGCAGGCGGGCAAGCGCCTGTCGCGTCGTTTCGGCGCGGCGACAGACTTCCAGCATGCGAGCGCTGGCAACAAGCCGCTCCTCGTAAGCAGGCAGTGCATCCAGCCTCCAAGACTCCCCGCCACGCGGCGCAAACGGCAAATTCCATTCCCCGCCGTCCTTCTTCGCTTTGCATTGATGCCACCACGCCACAAAGTCTCGCGCACTTTTGAACTCTCGTTCTGCTCGTGGCACGCTGTCGCCATGCCACTCCAGTGGGCATCTATAAAGACGCCCGCCACTTGCGCAGACGACCCATTCATCCCCCTCGTCCTTGATTGAATACCTGACGACGCCCCAATACTCCAGCGGCAAAAGAGCGCCGTCGTCACCGTAGGCGCGGGTCATTGGAAGCTGGCGAAACACTGCCAGCGTCATCTGTTTTCCGCTCACATGCAGCGCCTGAATCGTCACGGCCAGCGTGTCTAGGCTGGCGCTTTTGGTTTCCACTTGCATGTTTCTCTCCGTTGCCGTCTAACCCCTTGCCCAAGCTGACACCCGCAGGCGGGTGCAGCTTGCCTCGCACGTTAGGCGTCCAAACCTCAGTTGCAAGTCACATTGCAAGTCCGTAGCGCGCCCGTGCCCATGCAGCATTCGCTGCAATACATCGTGCGGCCGTTGATCGTTACGGTGTAGTACCGGCACGAAGCATAGGCCGCTGTCGCCAGCGTGGCCGCGAGGATGAGGGTGAGTGCTTTTTTCACTTGGGTTCTCCAGTTGATGGCGCGAAGCCCGCGCCGCGGCATAGAGTCAATCTTCAATCACAGGCTTCAGCCGCCTGCTAAGCGGCCTGCGCCCGAGGTGGAACTGGTGGCAGTGGACGCAGTGGTAAATCTGCCGGTTCTTGCCGCGCCTGGTGCTGCGCTCGGCCACCGCGCGGGCCTGGGTGAACGTGGCGAAGCCCACCTTACCTTCGCAGGCTGATGCGCGGTAGGTGTCGGATGGGGTCATGCTGTCACTCCCCGCAGAAGCACGCAAGCGTCCCTTCATCGTTGAACATGTCGGCTTGGTCCACCATGAACCGGTGCAGCTCGCTGTAGCTTGGTCGGTCGCTGCGGAACGTCGCCCCAACCAATGCCTCCTGGCGCGCCCACCACACGGCACGCTCGGGCTTGTCCTTGACCAGGCCGGCGATCTGTTGCGGGCCTTTCATGAAGCAAAGGTCGCAGTTGCCCAGCGCCGTGACGCCGTTGCGGAACTCCAGCTCCAGGTCAAACGGTTGAGCGCGCCAGAAGGCCTGGACATCGGCCTGCGTCACGCCCGCGCTGACCAGAGGCAGCAGCAGCCCCCGCGCCCGTAGCTTGGAAACGCGTCTGGGCTCATCAGCGCGCACGCCGACCATGGTCCCCCAGTCACCTGGCCCCAGCAGCCGCTCGATGGCTTTTCCCTTGAGCTCCTCGCTGCAGAACCTGGCCACCGGGTTGGGCAGGTAGCTCTTAGCGGCGATCAGCTCGGCAAAGGGCTCGCCTACTCTGCTGGCCGTCTCGAACGTGACGCGCTTGAACTTGGGCGCCTCGCGTTGGTATTCCACCCACACGATGGGAACTTCCCAACGCTCTGAGCACGCCTGCACGAACCTCAGCGTGGCCTCATCCTCCTTGCCGGTGTTGGCGAACAGCACCACGGCCTCTGGCGGCAGCCCGCCGTTGCTTTGCAGCACCCGCCACAGCATGTAGGCGCTGGTCCTGCCGCCGCTGAAGCTGATGCAGGTCGGGCTGTCGATCTTGAACGGGTCTGTCATGCCAGCAACGCCACCGCATCCTCAACAGACCGGCAAACCCCGGCAACGCCGCCCGCGTGGCGAATCGTGGCCAGGAACTCTTCCTGGCCTGGACGCATGCGCCCGGTGGCGGACTTGACCTCGATGGCCAGCGTTCGGCCGTCTTTCAGAACGCCCATGATGTCCGACATCCCCTTGGCGGTGTTCGCCCGGATGTACCGCACAGACCCGTCCCGGTTGCGCTCCTGGAACGTGCCCGAGTTCTGCCGCCAACAGCTGGCGACCTTCGGGTGGCGCTTCA